CATCACAGTGGAATGAATTTTATCCTACCTATCAAGGTAGTTCAAAATACATCCGCGGTGGTAGCGTATCTGCTACATCGTACGATAGTACTGTGTATAAGATACGGTCTGTAGGGTCTCCGTTTGGCTTCGGTGCCACGTTTGATGGGCTTTCGCCTTATCAACTTGGTATCGCCGCTGCCCTCGGCATAAGCCGTTGGGCTTAACCTCAAACGTTTCGGACCATCATGTTTGCAGATCCTCAATCCATCACCGTCAACGCTGTAGCTCAGTCGCTTCCCGCGACTGCCCGCAATGGGACCAGCTCTCAATACACGAAAGATGACGGCACTTACGTGCTTACCATCTCCCACCAGTATGGGAATCGTAAACGATTTAATGTTCGTATCGATACGAACAAGGTCGCTCCCGATCCCCTATCTAGTGCAAATAATCAGCGCTATTCTGCGTCTGCTTATCTGGTGATTGATGCCCCCAATGTTGGCTACTCCAATGGAGAGCTGCGTGACCTGGCCGTTGCACTCAGTGCTTGGGCCACGTCTGCAAATCTCCTGAAGGTGTTGGGCGGCGAGACCTGATCGAACTGTTGTGAATTCAATGGTTCTTTCGGATCTTTCCGCCACTATGATAGTCAAGATTTGCGCTACGGTTCCTACCGTATGCATTGATTGGCTATCATGGTCAGGCCTGTTGGCTTGAGGAGTACTTCATGTACACTGCAAACCGGGGACCGACTCCCTCTAAAAGGAGGCGTCGTGAAAAGCCTTGTATGGCTCTCGGAACAGGTTCTGCGAGATTGCGGAACCAGGTGTGGTGTCGACGTCGAGCGCGATGTTCAAACATTGCGCTGGCGTGTGGAGAATGAAGGTGATAGTTTTCTTACTATCACTCTTCCAGCTTATTGCAAGGGCTTTGAAACTGCTCTTGCGACAGGTCGCTTGGAGTCTTCCCTTTTTCCTGCATGCAGGTTCAAGGGGGGTCTCCCCGTATTTCTACGGGGTTTCCTCTCCAAGATATTCCACACTGATCGTCGGTTGCGTGAGGACGCATGTCCAGACTGCATATCTTCTATACGACAGATTACTCTGTTGCATAAGAAGGTACTTCTCCCTTGCACCAAACGGCGCGAGAGGAAGGCTGAACGTGCGTTCATCGCGTGTGAGAAGGAGCTTGACGAGCTTCAGTTCGATGCTTCGTTCCTTGATGCCTTTGAAAAGGTATCTTCGATCGTTGTATCGGATCTTCTAAGGGCGATCCCAAAAGGAGACCCCTATGAAGATTTGAAGCCCCGCCATGGGCCGGGTTCGACCCAGGAGCGTATACTTGGAAACTCCAAGTATCGTCTTCGCTCATGGCATACTCGTCTGGAAGACTTCTTTCCCTATACCGAATATGGAATCGCTTCAGTGCGAAACCTCGGTGAGGATAGTTCTCTTCTGGACGATGTTGAGTTCCTCGAACCCAAGGACGAGCCACCTGTGAGGGTGGTATTCGTTCCTAAGACCCTGAAGTCACCTCGAGTCATTGCGATTGAACCGGA